AGTAGCCCATTTCATTCGCCAGTCACCTTTCCTGTCAAACTCCACGGTAACAAGAACGGCTGTTTTGGTATTCGGCATTCGCTCACTACAGCTTATCCAACTATCCGGAGTTCCCGGAGAGTTGCCATTTACATCGAAGTTTGGCTCTGCGTCCTGAACTAGGAGGATGTAACCATTCTTGGCCGTATCAAGTTCTAACGCCTCGGTGACGGTGCCGAAATAGCGATTACCTAAATCAGCATCACAAGTGCTTACATCAATGGAAACTTCCATGCCTTCGATTAATTCTGGTAAGTTGTAAGTTTGGTTTACAGGCTCTGCTTCCAGCGATGCCAGAGCAATTCGTGCCAGTTCTTCCGCTTCTTCTGCTGGCAGTACAACGTTGCTACCCGGTCCGTATGTTTCGCGCCACTGCTTGATTGTCAGCAGTCGCTCTTTGGTAATAGTGATCATGCCGCGTTTCCTTCTTTCTTATTAACAATTACACCGTCATATATTTCATTAAGGTGCCCTCTCAACTCCATGCGCCTTAATGCAGATAACATGTAATCGCATTCAACCTGCTTATTTCCAGTAAATGGCTTATCGTCAGGATTACCCCAACAGCAATTACCCTTGGGCCACCCATGTACTTTCCGTACTCTTCCGTTAACAACGTGAAGTAATCCCCAGCCAGGTGGTAAATCCTCAACTGAAATAATTCCCGGCTCACTAATAAAGAATCGCCAGTCGCCCATTCCAAGAGATGGATTTTTACGAAAACGCTTTTTTCTATCTGCCAACAAGTCAGCACGAGAACACTTCGCCTCTATCAGGCATGATGCTGAATTTCTGAATCCCATAGCATCTGGCTGTTCTCCGGTACTGGTTACAGCTATAAAGCGGTCATGAAAACAAACCTTGAACCCGTTGCGCTTAAGGAACTTATACGCAATCTGACAGAGTTCGCGGTGTGTTAACGCCATATCACTCTCCTTTAGTGCGCAAGTGGTTTTTCCAGCGGTTTTGCGCCGCGCTGCGCTTATCTTTGATTCCCTCTCTGGCAATTCCAGAAAATGAAAACAACACCACACGGCGATTGCTAACTCTCAACCACTGGCTGGGATAGCAAAGTCTGTATACACGGGAGATAAGCATCTTAGCTTTACGGTTTTTCATCTTACTGCGTACCCTTTCTTCCGCCTGTTCTGTGACGCGCTAGGCTTACGCTTTGCGGCAAAAGCCACCTGACCAAATGGATGGAGTACCGCTATCTTATGGTTGCTGATAACCAGCTCCACCACACGCACAGGTCGCTGTAAAAAAAGTCGTTTTGCTTTACGGTTTTTCATCGTTTTGTTCTCCTGCGTTTCTTTGCTGCTCGTCGTGCCGCTGCAATACCGGTATGGCGGCGCTTTGGTGCCGGGATGATGTTGTCAGCCATCAGGACATGTGGCTTTGCAATTAGCGCAGAAGCCCAAAAACGAGTCGGGTACGGTAACAAGCCGATACATGCCACACGCACTACTCACCTCCTTTGCGAAGCTTCGCCGCAAAATCAGCAGCAACCTCTTTGACCATATTGGATAGCGGAGTGCCACCTCCGAATTTTTCTGAGAACATCTCCACACCCTGCGCCCGGACTTCAGCCAGGAAAGCATCGGTGGCTGGTGTTTGCGGCATCCCTCCATCTGTTGCGCAGATATACGCATCAGATATTTCATCCTGCTCGCCATCAAACACGTAGCAACTCTGTGCGATAAATTTATTCAGCCCCGCATTCTCCGCCGCCAGAGCTGAAAACTTCTCGTGTGCCAACTTAACAGCCGCATCAGCCTGCTTAATTGACTCAATCGCTTTCTGCTGGTCTTCGGCCAGCGCATTAGCACGCGCCAGTTGCACTTCCAGTTGCGTTGCCAAATCGCTGATCAGCTTTGCCACGCTGCGCATATCAACGGCACCACATTCAGCTTTCAGTTCCGAAGCCATCTCATGCCCGGCGGAAACTAACCCTTTGATATTACCGTCCATCTTTACCCTCGCTTATCCACATAACTTATTGATTACATTGATAACTAAAAAGATCGTCGATTCAGAACTCTTCGATGTTCCAGCCACCACCTGCTTTCTTTGGCTTAACCGTTACCCCGATGATTCGGAACGGATACTGATCTGCGGCGACTTTGGTTTTCACCCTGGCGTCGTCGGTCCAGAAACCTTTCACTTCGTGCAGTTCCATCTCGCCGGTGGCGAGCATCACAGCAAAATCGGGCGTATAGAACGTGTTGTCAGCCAGCCGCAGCTTGATACCCTCGAACCGATACCAGGCGACTTCCCCTGCACGTTTACGCTGCTCAAGGTACTGGCAATACGCAGATTCTGTTTTGTTCATCTGGCCTGTTTTGAGTCGACCAAGAGCCTGTATCTGTTTTCTCATGATTTACCTCTAAGGTAATTAAAAACCACATAAGGCACAAAATCAATAGATATAAGAATATTTTGTTACCCATCAGGTAATTATATAGGCGTAAAAAAATGCGCTATCGCGCTGGTATTACTTGATAAATCCTGCCGCCTTTCCCCGCCTGTATTCCTCCATCAGCCACTGCGCCGGTGTTATTCCCCCCAGGGTGGCGGCGTTAGGCATGCACCCGAAACTTCGCCCTGGTGGATGGTAAACGTCTCTCCCTGTGTCCGGAGGTGTACTCATGGGTTCTGGCTTTGCCTGTATGCTGATCACCGGATCGGGTATCTGCTGTCCGGAAGCCACCTTTTTCGCCCAATCATCGAGCAACCTGCGCGCGTGTTTCTCAACCTCAATCTCGCTAAGCTGGCGCTGATACATTGCGCGGCGGGTATCACATACAACCCAGTACATAACCGGATGCCGCCACGGGAATCTTTCGGGACCGCCAGGATATAAACTTTTTTCCTTGCTGTACCGGTGAAACTCCGCCATCACATCGTCAATGGTGACACCAAGAACCATCTTGCTGTCTTTGCACCACTTGATAAATTGCCCAGGCGACGGCCAGAACGGAGATTCACTGGCGCGGGCGTGGCGCATACCAGCGTTAACCTGTTCCATTGTAGTGATCCCATTCTCCAGAAACGCAAGCATCCATTGCTTACGGAATTCATTAAGTTTGTTCTGCTCCCTTATGGTCGAAACGCTTGCAGGAAATGCAGCCTGTAACTGGACAAATAGTTCATTGAAAATTCTAGCGACCTGCTCCTTTTTGCCATTGCTGTCACGCCGCTCTTCATGCACAGCAACACCATGCTCACGTAAGCGATCGTACTCATTGAGAAGTTCTGGAGTTGATTTCATCCCACACCCCTTCTATCCAGTCAGTGTTATTCCAGTCAAGCTCATCGCTTTTCCCGACGTTTTTTGATTTTCCCCTGATATGATTTACGTGCCTGGCGAATTTTTGTTCCCACTGAACCTGCGTGAACACTTTGCCCTCAGCCATCCAGTAATCCCGGAATGCAGCAAGTTCAGCAGGTGTAAATTCCGGTTCCGGCAGGGCCGTTCCCCACAGCGCAGCACGCCGTCGAAAATCCGGCGATGGATGCCAGCCATCGGTCATCGGAAATTTCCCAATAGGTTCACTCAGGCCATCCAGAAATGCAGGTTCTGCCACCTGCAACGGCGTACCGTTCGCTTCACTGGTCGGATCACTCTCGCGCGCGTGTGCTATGTGTGGGGTTTTATATATATCTTCCTCTTCCTCTGGTAACTCCTTTTGTAACGCTGTTGGCGTTACTTTTTGCGTTACTCGTTTTCGATGCTCTGCCACTCTTCTATTCGTAAGTGCACGTTTTTTCGATGATTCTCCATTGTGTCGCTCAAAGTTTGGAAGAATTAGTTTGCCGTCATGATAAGCAAGCCATCCGACGCTAATGAGGGCGTCAGCAAATCCTGTAATAAAAGCGAGTCTATCAAGTACTCCTTTTGTAACGCTGCCAGCGTTACCGTCTATTGTTTGCTGGTCAGCCCATGCCCATATACGAACCAGCTTTCCAAGAACAGCATCTGGATCAATACCCAGAATTTCTGCTATCTGAAAAATTTCAGGTTTATCAGGAGTGATAACTTCAACCTTAATCCAGCTGCTTGCCATAGGTTTCCCCTCTTGCACTCTTTAGTGCACAAGCAAATTCATTACGATGGCGGTTGGCGCTATTCATTGCACATTCAACACATGTTCCGTTCAGAACATACCTTTCAGAGAGATGGCCGTGACGGCACCGCTTTCCTGTGAAATAGCGATTTAACCCGGCTTTTGCGGCCTCCATTCTGGTTACTATCTTCAATTTTTCCGCCCCTTTTTGTTATTGATATTGGCTATTTTGCACAATTGGAAAATTTGATCAACCAGATTTGGTTTTTTATTACCTTTAAGGTGCGAATAGATATGAAAAGACCGCCGGATGGCGGTCTACAGAGGTTTGTGGCTGGATATCATGAGTAGAAGAAGTATGCCAGTTCTGCTTTTGAGCGCAGCCATTGTCTTGTTTTACAGGCTTTAAAAAGCCCATTCATCAATACTTTACCTGGCATTTTGCGCTTACCTGTTAAGTGAGTCTGGATATAGTGACTCGTCGTTCCGGCTTCCTGTGCGAAGGCTTCACGCTCATCCGGAGTAAGTGCAAGCCAGTGCTTTTTGAAATCGAAATGTCCGTTATCGCTCATAGCTATTGCCTGATATTTATTTCAGATAATAAATATTCACCCATAAGGTAACAAAAATCAAGGATAGTTACCTATGGGGTGCATTTACCTGTTGGGTAATATTGCTTTAAATTGAATCATCTACTGATTCATATATGAGGCGATTCTCCAGAAAATGAAAAGTATCCAGGACGTCCGCAGGCAAAATCTCAACGACTTGATCGACCGTGAATTCAATGGTGTTCAGACGCGGATGGCAGAAAAACTTGGAACTCAGGCAAATCTGGTAAACCGCTGGGCTCTTGGCAAGAAGGTTATCGGCGACCAGGTTGCGCGAAAAATTGAAGCTGCCGCCAATAAACCCCGTAACTGGCTTGATATCGATCGCTCGCTTTCTCAGGAGGGGGTTCAGCCTGTCGGACCAAGCGACATTGGTCAGCTGGCGGCTCACAACCTGGAACGCTGGATGAGCGAAAGCCGCGACCTTTCAACACAGGGAAAACTTCACCGCGCATCCGGCGTCGCCCAGGTGACAATTAGCCGCCTGTTAAACAATGAGGTCAGCGTTTCCATTTCCACCCTGGAGAATGTTGCATCAGCATTCGGGCGTCACGGATATGAACTACTGATTCACCCGCATGACCCTGCAACTATCAACTATGACCGCTCGCGCTACGCATTGTTACCTGAAACAGAGAAGGCAAAGATCGAAAGTTACATTGAATTTGTCATCAGCCAGAACGAAAAAAGCAAACAATAAAACTATAGTTTTCAGTAAGTAAGCCGCCTCATGGCGGCTTTTTTATTGCCCGCACAATTACCTTACAGGTAATTTTTTTAACTCATATCTATTGACATCAAACCAGATACGCATAATCATTACCTAAACGGTAACAAGCCGAGGTAACAAGTTATGCAGTGGAAAATCATCAACGGTTGGTACTGCGTTACTGCATGCGGATTCATGAGCTGGAAGTTCCGCACCTTACAGGAAGGCATTAAGTGGGCTTTCGTCAGCAAAGAAGCTCGCGATGTGGCCAACGATAACGAGATATGGGAGGGCTGATAATGAACGTTAATCAGCAGAAAAATCTTCAAAAAATCATGCTGGCATTCGACAAGGACTACCGCCTGTCAGAACAGCTATATGACCGACAAGTTGAACTGATTGAGAGCATCCGACTTCATCAACTGTCCTCAACTTTCGACGTTGTAACAGGCAAAGGCGTTCGTCAGGAAGTACTGGAGGCTGCTAAAGACAGCCCTGAGTTCGAAGAACTGATGGATGCCTATCGGCGAGAGGCAATGGCAATTATCGCCCGCTGGGATCTGGCGGATCAGCTTGATGGACAGAAGGACGCGGCATGAAACCGGGAATTTATTTCGACATCAGCAACGAAGACTACCACGCCGGTGACGGCGTGAGTAAGTCGCAACTTGACATGGTTGCCAAGAATCCGGCGCTTCTTAAATGGGTTCAGGCAGCACCAGAAGACGAAGAGAAAAAGTCTGCACTGGATATGGGAACCGCATTGCACTGTCTGCTTCTGGAGCCTGGAGAGTTCGACAAACGCTTCATTGTTTCACCGAAATTCGATCGTCGGACGAAACAAGGTAAAGCTGACGAAGAGGCATTTCTTCGTGATGTGGCGGATATGGGGATTACGGTACTTGATGCCGAGCAGTGGCGGAAACTGGAGCTGATGCGTGATAGCGCAATGGCTCACCCGGCGGCACGCTGGATGCTGGAAGCACCTGGTTACTGCGAAGCGTCAATGTACTGGAACGATGAAGAGACTGGTGAGTTGTGCCGAATTCGTCCAGACAAATGGCTGAACGAGCACAACGTGATCGTCGACGTGAAAAAGGTTGCAGATATGGAGCGTTTTGCACGTCACATCGAGGAATTCCGCTACCACGTGCAGGACGCAATGTACCGCGAAGGCGCAATGAGGGTTACTGGTCAGCCGCATGGTTTTTTCTTTCTTGCCGTGAGCGAAAGCATTGATTGTGGTCGGTATCCGGTACGCGTGTTCGAGCTGGATGTGCCGGATGTCGATGCCGGGCACGCTCTGTTCCGCCGGGATCTGAATACCTATCACGAATGCCGCATCAACGATGAATGGGGCGGAGTGGAAATTATTAAACGTCCTGACTGGGCACGTAAACAGGATATGTATGTATGAGCAATGATATCGCAATCACATCACAACCAGGCGCAACTGTAGGCACTGCTGCGGCAATCTTCAGCCCCGAGGGCATGAATCAACTGGTGCGTTTCGCGGAGTTGATGTCACAAAGCAAAGCGACTGTACCGAAACATCTTGAAGGCAAACCTGCCGATTGCCTGGCGGTGACCATGCAGGCGGCACAGTGGGGAATGAACCCGTTCGCCGTGGCGCAGAAAACGCATGTGGTAAACGGAACGTTAGGCTACGAAGCACAGTTGGTAAACGCGGTCGTATCCTCTTCCAGCCTGCTGGCGACACGCCTGAATTATCGCTGGAGCGGTGACTGGTCGAATGTTAACGGCAAAACAGATAAATCACCGAATCTGACGGTAACTGTGTCAGCAGTTCTTAAAGGAGAAGCAGAACCACGTGAGCTTACCATCAGTATGGCGCAAGCCGGAGTGCGTAACTCTCCATTGTGGGAACAGGATCCGCGCCAGCAGCTCGCCTATCTTTGCACGAAACGATGGGCTCGCCTGCACGCTCCTGATGTACTTCTCGGTGTTTACACCCCTGACGAATTACAGGAAACGGCACCGCGCGTTGAGCGAGACATTACTCCGCAAATGACTACGGCTGCGGGAATGAACAGTCTGATCAACGCTAAATCAGTGAAAAAGCCTGATGAGCAAACGCGTAAAGCGGATAGCCGTGAGCCAGAAGAAATGCTGATGGCCTTTACCAGCGCAGCGATGAATTACAGCACTGTCTCCGAACTGGATAAGGCTTACAAATACATTGCACAAAAACTTTCAGATGATGACGAACTGCTGGCAAAAGCCACCGACGTTTACAGCGTTCGTCGGGAAGAATTAAACGAAACATCTATGTAACCACCACCGCGGCGCCACGCGCGCCGCACTGCAACCAAGAGAGGTATTTATGAAAGGTGCATTAGGTAAGAAGGAACTCCTGGCGGTGGTGCCACTGTCATGGAGCACTATCGACCGTATGGAGCGCGCAGGGGAATTTCCTAAACGCTGGTATATCACCGATAAACGCTGCGCATGGAACCGTGATGAAGTTGAGCGTTGGCTTGATGAACGTCAGGCAGCAAGCCCGGCAGAGTTCCAGGGTAAAAAACCTCCTGTTCAGCAACGTGTATATCGTCCTGTGAGCAACGCTGCATGAGTGCGCTGCTAAGGCACTGGAGCAAATGGTCAGGATGGTACTTATTCCTGGCCTCTGTTTCAGCATGGCTTTATCTGCTGGCATTAATTTTCAGAGAGGGTTGGATTAAGTGAGAAAGTTAAGCCGACTTGAAAAATATCACATGAACAAGGTTTCAATGCGCAGTCCGTCAAAGATTGTCGCCGTTACTCCTGCGGCGATAGAGATCGAAAAACGCGCGATTGAAAGAGAGAAAAAAGGGCAGTTCCGCATTGCCGCTCACCTTTGGCTTCAGTGTATGGATGTTGCTTCTGGTGATGTTGAGCGTGCAAGGATCGCGGTTCGCAGGGACCAATGTATCACAAAAGGTAACGGCCTTCGCCGTGGCGACTATAGCGGCATAGGATGTTGTGGGGTGGTTTATGACTAAGAAATACACACTAATCTATGCAGATCCACCCTGGGCATACCGGGACAAAGCCGCAGATGGTAATCGCGGTGCCGGTTTTAAATATCCAGTTATGAGTGTGCTGGATATCTGCCGCCTTCCTGTGTGGGATTTGGCCGATGAAAACTGTCTGTTGGCCATGTGGTGGGTGCCAACACAACCACTCGAAGCACTAAAAGTTGTTGAAGCCTGGGGATTCCGTCTGATGACCATGAAGGGATTCACGTGGATAAAATGTGGTAGTCGACAACCAGATAAACTGGTTATGGGTATGGGTCACATGACTCGCGCCAATAGTGAAGATTGCCTGTTTGCAGTAAAGGGAAAACTACCTACGCGCATTAATGCAGGGATCGTTCAGTCATTTACCGCACCGCGGCTTGAGCATTCAAGAAAACCAGATATTGTTCGTGAAAAACTTGTGCAATTGTTAGGCGATGTTTCTCGCATTGAACTATTCGCCCGCCAGACGTCTCATGGCTTCGATGTTTGGGGTAATCAGTGCGAAGACCCGGCAGTGCAACTACACCCTGGATACGCGTTGGATATTGCCGGATTAACAAATGCATTCAGCAATGCTCCGCTGTCACCAACAGACAACCAGGGGCGGGAGCGTGCAGCATGAACAGGGCATCACCAGCAGATTTAAGGAAATGCCTTGAAACTGCAAACATGCTTGCACACAGCGGGATCAGGTTTGTTCCAATTCCCGCTGTCACTGATGCTGAATTTGCAACGCTGTCAGCAATATTCGCAGACAAAATTGAATCACTGGCAGCAGAAGCCGAGATGGAAGAAAATCAGCAGAACTATTAAACGTTATTATCCCGCCATCCACTTCTCAAACTTCGACGGGGAGAACGGAATCAGATCCGTATGCTCCCCGTCAATCCAGGAATCAATCATATCGGCCCACTGCTGCAACATGTAGGCGCGCTGTCTGGCGTATTCCGCTTTGTTATATACGGCGCGCACACCTTTCTGCTCATGTGCCAGAGCCTTTTCAATCCAGTCTGAAGGATAACCAGCCTCATGCAACAACGTACTGGCTGTACGGCGCATATCATGTACGGTGAAGTCCTGAATATGCTCACCATCTTCATTTATTATTTTCACCGTTCTGTCGATCAGAGAGTTCAGCGCGGCATTAGATAATGGCTTCCGGAAGTTGTAACGACCAGGAACCAGATATTCACTTCCACCAGCGTACATCTGCAACCCGACCAATATATCCTGTGCCTGTTTAGGCAGGTAAATAACATGCGCCCGGCTTCCCTTCATGCGGTCTGAAGGAATTGTCCATGTCCATTTTTTAAAATCTATTTCGTCCCACGTTGCATTGGTGAATTCGCCTTTACGAACCATAGTGATAAGCACCAGCTTTAAAGCCATTTTCATAGTGCCCATAGCACCAATGGCATCCAGCGTGCGGAAGAACAGGCCAATTTCTTCTGGTGTCAGTGTTCGCTCTCGTGGTTTAAATATGGCGATAGACGAAGGTTTAATGTCAGCCGCAGGATTAAACAAACCATGACCACGGTCATTGGCGTGACGGTATACGCTGCTGATGATCTCCCTGGCCTGCACTGCTGTTGCCCGACCACCGCGTTCGACAATCCGGTCACACAAATCACGAACCATCGATGTGGTAATTTCAGTCATCATTTTGTTGCCAAGAACCGGAAGTATGTCACGGTCGATCACCGCCTGCTTCATTGCGCGGGTACTGTCAGCCAGGATGACATGTTTCATATAACTGTCGGTATGTACCGCAAACGTCTCGGCACCACGAATCTTTTTGATACCGTCACGTTTAGCCGCAGCCGGTGACTGGCCTGCTTTAAGCAGCTTCTTTGCAGCAATCAGTTCTTCTCGCGCTTCTGCCAGGCTGATACCGTCACGCCCATACTGCCCGATTACCAGTGTTTCGCGGCGACCGTTGATACGGTAGTCATAGCGAAACGAGACCGTGCCTGACGTAAGCACAGCTACATACAGCCCGTCACGATCGGAGACCTTGTACAGTTTGTCCTGCGGCTTGAGGTTTTTTAATTTTGTATCGGTAAGCAC